GCGTCAAGTCCGGATAAATGGCCTTGAGTGCCTCGAATAGTTCGACCTCGCGAAGGTAAATTAGTCTTCGTCCTCGTCTTCGTCCCAAGGCTTGAACATTGGGTTTCCGTTATCGACTATCCACTCAGGATACGAGCTACGATCCATTGCGAAAGCCAAGGCCGTTCCTTCATCCATACCAGCTCGACGACAAGCCATATAAACCTCGTTGCAAGCAATAGCCCAAAAATCCAATCGAGTGAGTGGGACATCCTTCGTCGTTTTGCGACGTTTTGCCACCTTCTTGACTGGCTTCTTAGCGCGCTTTTTTGCCTGTGCCACTTCTGCTCACTTTCGCTTGGAGTGCTAATTCTAGCTGAGACTCCATTTTATCAAGGCGCGACACTATGGGCAGATTTTCTAATTTGATAATGTATCTCAGACCGGCAATTAGTAGGCCGATTGATCCGAGAACTGAGGCAATAGTCGCCGCAAGTTCCGAGGCCGCCATTACCGGACTTTGCCGTAACGCTCGTAAGAAGGATTCAGCCAGTTGATGATGCTAGGCAAGACTGATGCTAGAGCGGCATTCGCAATCGCATTTACATCGAGCCCGACTGCTAGGTAAGTCGCTAGGGCCGCCGCTACGAATGTCTTCGCCCAGCTTCCCGCCATCAATTTGAGTTCTTTCATTTGTGTCTCCTTCTAGGTCGAACCATTTGCCGTCATTGTCTCCCAGAGTTGTGAAGCTGATATGAAAATGCGACTTGTGAGGATTTGGGCCTCTGTATTTTCTACGCTTCCAATTCAGCGTTGAGCTCATAATCTTGCCATCGAAAATAATGTATTTGATTCGCTTGTCGCCGCGTTTGGCGCACTTGCGAATTTTCTCAACTAGCGCGTAAGCTTCTTCTTTGTGAGCTGATAAGTCAGCATCAATATCTAAAGCTCTAACGATTCCATCGACTGGTATATGGTCAGAACTTGCTTTAGCAAGATGCCTAGCGTCAGCAATCCAGCCGTCAGACTTCCTATCGCGATCAGGATAATCGTCATCGATTTGCTCCCGAAGTTGAATACCTGCTGCACATAGTTTCGCCATTATCTTTATAGATTGTTCTAACTTAGGAGCAGGTGCGCTTCGGCTTCGGTGATACCAAGGCGATTTAGTAGTGCCTGTTTTTGGGCTGCCTTATCCAATTGAGCCTGTGCCTCATCTGCCTTTACTTCCTCAATCGCAGCATCAATCTCGGCCTGAGTAGGTGCTTCACCTTCTAAAATATCCCACTTAATAGTTGAATAATCGTTTTCGGTAAAAGAAAACTCAGAAGTCGGCTTTAGTTTTTGTATTGCTTTGACTAAATAACTCATTATGCACCTATCTCTAAAAGAGTCATTGCTGAATAACCTATATCTCCACCTGTCAAACTAATTTGGAATTGCACAAAGGCGCTGCCAGTTGTAGTTCCAGATTTGCCTTGAGTTTTGTATGTTATAGCACTTGTCGTCGCTGGACTATCTAAGTATTGTAAAAAAACTGTTCCCCCGCCGTGCATATCTAATCCAGTAATAGCAGGAGAAGCAAAAGTTTTAACATAACCAAAATCTCTTATGTCTGTGGCACCTCTTAATAATTTAACAATTGCCCTATTAAAGTTTTGGCTTCCTGTGTTTAGCGCTTGCGCAGCATAAACGGATTGACTAATCAACACTAATATTTTACTCGTTGCTAATGTTGGCGTAATTGTTGCTGACAAGCTAGTATCTGTAAAAGTTGTGCTAGAAACTGTCGTTTGGCTATTTGTTTCAACTTGAACCACCTGCAACACTTTGCCACCACCAGCAGGGGCAGCCCACTTCAAGCCTGTTGCGGTTGATGAGTCAGCAGTAAGGACTGTGTTATTTGCGCCTACTGCCAATCTTGCCGCCGTATCAGCCGCCGATGCCGCAATAATGTCACCTTTAGCGTCGAAGATTGTTGCTGGAATACCTGAAGCATCTGTGGCCCAAGTGAAATCCATATCTGTATTTGAAGCTTTAGCCAGCACTTGTCCGGTTGTGCCGCCTTTGAGATCAACGAGAGAAGTATCAATCGCGCTACCAAGCGTTCGGATAGCCGCCGCGCCGTCCTTGACTAGGTCGGTGTCGTCCGGCGTCTCCCAGCCGAAGTTCGTTGTATTTGCCATTAGTTAGTTCTCCTTCTAGGCGACTATTGTAGCGTTGAGCCAGTCCAATGTGGGCGAAATGGTATTCCAAGTTTCACCGGCTGGAACATCATCCCAAGCAAAAGCTTGAAGCGAATAAGCCACCGGCGAAATATTGAGAGTCAGGTTCAGCGAGTTTAGACCAGCCGTCCAAGTCCAACCCTCGACAAATCCTTGAAATTCGCCATTGGGCATATTGTTTGGAAGGTTGGCAATATTTAGGGGAAGTCCCATAAAGACGTTGAGAAGGGCATCGCGATCAGCATCGTCTATTTCAGAGCTACCGAGAGGGAAGCTGATTTGCTTGAGCGCAAATTCGGGATATGCGCGGATAAGCAGATAGAAGGCGGCTTGAGCTTCAGCGTCCGCTTGTTGTCTAAGGGTTGTGCTAATTGTCGCCGCTAATTGGCCAAATAGTGAGATTGAGGTCGGGTCGGTGTCTGTGACATTGCTGGCTGAATTATTGCCGTAAGCAATAGTAATCGCGTTGCGGACATCGCCAGCGCGCTTGGTAATAGATAACGCTGGGCCGATTGCGTGATTGCCATCTAAATCTACATATCCGTTGGTTGAGAGGTATTGACCGCGTCGGGTCGAGTCAGCATAACCAATTCGACCTTGAGCATCCTCGTAAAGATAGCCAAGACCAGACGTGGCGTATGAACTGGCTAGGTTATAGACAGTATCGTTCAAGCCAGATTGCGAATGAAGCTCATAATCGCCAGGCTGGTCAATCTGCCCTAGACCGCTGTTTTCGGCATTGGCCCAAGTTGTCGTTGGATCATAATCGTTCCAAGTAACACCAGAAGGGACTTCATCCCAACTATCAAAAAGAACGCCGCTGAGTAATTCATAGATTCGGTCGCCGTCAAATTGATGATTGAAGTTGCCGACATAAACGGATCGAGCCAAGCGAGCCAAGGCTCCTACGCCGACGATTTGAATTCGCTGGCTTAGAGCAGTTGAGCCAGACGTCTCGACTGTTATTGATAAGTCGCTGATGAAGCCACCGAACAAGCTCACCCAGTTGCCATTTGAGTCTTGTACTTCAATAGTAATTGGGTCGTTGATTTGATAGGGAACGTTGGATTCATTGGTTTCAATAAGGCTGAAATTGCAATAACCGGCAACAGGCTGAGAATAAATGTCAGAACGGCCTGAAGTAATTGTCAGACCGCTGAGAGTCGTGCTGGTTACTGTGTAGCCATTGATTTTGACTCGATAGACGGGATTCCAAAGGGTCATAGGATTAGTTGGCTACTTCCGCCGCCAGAGCGACGCTCTGAATTATTGAGAGCCTCAATGACTGCTCTAGTAAATCCTTGTTCATCAATTACACTTGGAGAATTGACATTGATGACAATGTTATCGCGTTCTTCGCCAGCTCTAACTCTAGAAACGTCAAAGTTTGAAGGAATGGCATTACCGCTCGGGACATTGATTGTTGAAATGACTGGGACTGATGGCGTCGGTGTTACTGTTCCTGTACCAGTTGGCCCACCAGCAATAAGATTTCCTCCGCCTCCTGCTTCTGGCTTACCGGGAACGCTTCCGCCTCCCGGGCTAGCTGTGCCACCAAAAGGCAATCCACCCGGCGCAACTGTGTTAGATCCAGTTCCTCCGCCACTTGCGTTGAAAGAAATTGGGCTAATTGTGGGTGTATCTGGGCCCGGAGTAAGAAGATTCTTAGCTCGAATGACTCCGTTGATTCCTTTGATGGCGGCGTTGATAATCGGTTCAAGAGCTTTGAGAGCAATCGAAACCGCTTTGACGATGCCGCTTGCCACAGTAGAAAGACCTTTGATTGCGTTGCCAAGAGTAAAGGTAATGAATGGAACTAAGGTGTCTTTGCCGAATTCGTAAATCGATTTGAGAGCATCTTCGTTATCTTTGAAAGCTTTGATGACTGGATCAATAGCGACTTTTTTGAATTCTTGAAGTTTAGGAATACCAGTCTCGACAATGAACTTGAAGAATTTCTCAATAATTGGAAGCAATGCGGCTCCGAGACTTTCCTTCGCTTCATCGAAGGCAACTTGAACTCTAGCCATCTTACCTTCGAAGGTTTCCGCCTGAGTTGCCGCTGCACCTCCGAAAGTATCGCTGAGAGTGGTAATCGCTCCCTCAAGTCCTAATGTTTTGATTTCGCCAGTAGCGGCTGAAATATCTAAAGCAAGAGTAAGGAGACTTTGTGATTTCTCAAGATCACCGGTGGCAACCGCTAAACGCTGGAAGGCTGGGCGAAGTTGGTCATCAGCTACGCCAGTCGCTAAAGAAGTTTTGAGGATTTGTTTTTCAACTGCCGCGACTTGTGCGTCTGTCGCACTTGTTACGTTTTTTAGAGCATTTTCTAAACGCTTTTGAGCAGCTTCATCGGCGATTGCGGCTTGAACACCATCAACCGCTAACTTTACAGCGTAAGCGGCTGCGGCTGCTGCGGCAGCCGCAAATGCGGCTTTTGCGGCTGTGCTAAATTTTTCTAATTTGCCGCCAAAACCTTCAACGTCTTTCGAGCCTTTATCAAGTTCCTTTTTTAGGTTATCGACGTCAGCAAGAATGGAAAGTTTGAGCGTTCTACTTCCGGCCATTATTTATCCCATTCCTTCAATATGCGAGAAAATGCTTCTTCCCATTTCTTGACTAATTCAGGCTGAATTTTGCGAAGTGCCGGATAGATGAAATAGCCAGAATTTCCTCTGCCTTGGCGAGGGGTGCGTCTAGGGAACTGACGATAACGATTAGATCCGAATTCATAACCTGCCCAGAGTTTTTGAGTTGTTCCTCCACCAGAGAAACGTTGAGACGCGAATCCATAAGAGAACTCGCCAATCTTCGAGGACTTGGAAACCCTAACCCCACTTGTAATGCGATTGACAGCGGCTTGTCCAAATGTTCTTGTGATGCCGTAGGCCTTGACTTCGTTTGCGGCGAATTGAGCCAGCGCGTTGCTTTCGCGTTTAGCCGCATCAGCAGCTTCACTATCCATCGCTTTGAAAGCGGCAATGATTGCGCGAAGTTCGCGCCGGTCATAGCTGATTGGTTCATCTACCACCATTCCGCTCCTTCAATATGTCAATCGCCGTTAGGACTTGGTCGATGTCAGTCCATTCGCTCATCGGTATTCCGGTTGCTATCGCTATCTCAACGATAAGGCGATTTATGCTTCCGGACTCGTAGCTTTTGGGCTTTCATCTCCAATCGTCATTTCTTCTACCGATAACTCCCAGATTTCCTGAGACTTAGTTGGCTTTCCTGCCGCTTCGCGCTTGTAAGCGAAGTAAGCCAAGTCGAGGAAGTCCGCTTGCTGATAAGCCGAAATATCCTTCATTGAATAAATCGATTTGCCAGTCTTACGTTCCCACTTCGCCCATTCTGGTAGGCCAGCGGTGTAAGTGACTTCCTCGCCGTGACTATATTTGATTGTAATTTGTAACTTCATTGCTCCCGATGCTCCGATCTATTAGCTGAAAGATTCTGTTGGCTGTCCAACGACAGTCAAAGTCCAAGTGTCGGTAAGTGCTCCGGGAGCAGCTCCACCTGCGCTTGGGAAGATTGGCAGAACGTTGAATGAGAAGGTAGCACCTGAAGCGGCTGTGAAAGACACAGCAACAGTCGTATTAGGTGCGGTTTCAGCATTTGCCCACATTGATTCGAACAATGATCCGTAGGCAGGGTTTGCGCCCCAGTCTTGGAGAAGTTCGATTGTGAATGTCCATTGCTTATCAACGGACTTGTATGCGCGACCATCAAGAGTTTGGTAGGTCTCGATAATTGTCTCAGCTGAAAGGGTCGCTGAGGTTGTTTGAGCGTCATATGGCTTCGTATCAAGTGTGAAGGTCACATCGCGCCCTGTAATGATTGTTGTGCTCATTGGGTCTCCTATGCGGTTTGCTCGTAGCGGACGCTCAAGCGGATATCGGAAACGAGCAAAGTAGTCGTTCCCACTTCAGTCACAGTCGGTCTTTCGACGA